GAGACAACTGGAGTGAAACACACTAGCACGTACAACTGGAGTTATGATAGAACTAACTCAAAGGGCGAGAAAAAATTTAAACATACTACAAACGAAAGTGCTGAAGATGTAATGGCTTATCTTGAAGAACAAGGTATAGAGTTTGAATATAAGCAAGGTGGTAGCATGTTCTGGATATACTATCAAGAAAAGGTTTGCTCTTATTACTACACGACAGGCAGATGGGCATACTATTCTAAGACTTGGCCGCCCCCTAAACATTATGTAGCTAAGGGGATAAAAGATTTTTTAGAAAGGTTTATTTTAATATAGGAGATAACTGGAGTGAAACTCACTGAAACAGAAGCAAAAATTGCAGAGTTTGTAGGAAAATCTAGATTTAATAATGCAAGAAAAAATAAAATATATAATGGAAAAAAAGGGCCGCAATCTGATTATGAAACAGACCTTGAAGGCGCTGCTTCAGAGCTGGCAGCAGCTAAGATATTAAATCTTTGGCCTGATTTACAAATAGAAAAAGTACCTACGCACGACCTAATTTTTAAAGGTATTACAATAGATGTTAAAACAACTAAATATCACAAAGGAAGATTAATAGCATCCCTTCATAAAAAAGAAAAAAGCTGTGACTATTACATGCTAATGATAGGCTCTTTTCCAGAGTATAGCTGTGCAGGTTTTGCTAAAAAAGAAAAGCTTTTAAATAAAAATACAATAACAAACTTAGGATGGGGAGATCTTCACGCGTTAGATCAAAAAGACTTGGTAACATTAGAGGATTTTAAAAATGAAACCAGTTAAAATAACAAACACTAAACCGAAGCATGACCCTAGCAGGATAGGAGACTTAGCAGAACATTACGCTATCACTTGGTTATGGGACAATGGCTACCACGTATTTAAAAACTGCGGATGCACAGGCCCTGTTGATATTGTTGCTTTAGATCCTGAAGGCAATGTTACTCTTATAGATGTTAAGTCTTATAAGGATGGTAGACTTGGAGCCAAGACACCACATCAGAAAAAGTTAGGAGTACAATACCTTCACTATAACTCAGTTACACGCAAGTGTAGATTCGTAAGGCATCGTAAATGAAAACACTAGACACATTGATCTCTGATATCTATGAGGTTCTTGACGGACTTAACAGTGACAAGGGCATAGACATATCAGAAGAACTAATGGCAGACTTTCTTTTTAATATGAGAGAGGCTCTTGAAGGCTGGTCAACCCCTCACTTACAGTCAAAGACTATACGTATGTCTAATGTAGGAAGGCCGTTGCGCCGTGTGTGGTATGACATGCAGGATTCTTCTTCTGAAGAAAAGAAAGACATGCACCCTTCTAACTTTATTAAGTTCCTGTACGGTCACCTCCTTGAGCAGATCGCTATACTTCTTATTAAGCTGTCAGGCCATGAAGTATCTGGTATGCAGAAAGAAGTAGAGGTAGACGGAATCAAAGGTCACATGGACTGTAAGATTGACGGCGAGGTTGTTGACATCAAGACCGCATCTAACTTCTCTTTTAAAAAGTTTTCGGAAGGTACGTTAGTAGATGACGATCCTTTCGGATACCTTGCACAGCTTGCAGGTTACGAAGAAGCAGAAGGTACAGACGACGGTGGTTTCTTTGCAATCAACAAAGAGTCAGGTGAGATCTGTTTGTTTAGACCGGGAAATCTTTCAAAGCCTAACATACGCACAAAGATATCTACGATTAAAGAAAGCCTAGAAGTAGACACGCCTCCCTCTATTTGCTATCCTCCAATACCAGAGGGTAAGAAAGGTAATCTTAAACTAGCAGCAGGTTGTGTATACTGCCCTCACAAAGCTAAATGCTGGGCAGACTCCAACAACGGTAGAGGACTCAGAGCTTTTAAATACTCTAACGGAGTCAAGTATTTTACCCGTGTTATATCTACTCCCAAGGTTTTGGAGATCTCATTATGAACAGAAGACTATCTAAAAGAATAAATAAAAAAGCATCTGAGATTGCTGTTGAATGGCTCAAGAGTATGTTGCCTGAGTCAGAGGCTGAGACAGTAACTGCTAATAATATTCCTAGAGATAATCCCTGTGCCTACAAAAACGGAGTAGCTTATTCAGTACCATATTCTTTTAAAGGCTCTAAAAGAATTATAAAGATCCTAATACAGAGAGGAAAAGACTTAGACTCTATTACTATGGACGACATAGAAGAGCGTGTCAGGAGGACTCAAAGATCTTAGAACCGCCACCAGATATAGATACCGAACCGGAGATCACTATCGTAGAGCTTGCTAGATTTTTTATAGCGGGTAATGGTAGTATGGCAGAAGTACCTACTGAACTAATACAACAGCTTTTAATTCTGTTAGAGTTAGAGGTCATAAGAAGAGAAGGTGTTATACACTAATGAGAAGAAAGCCAAGAGCAAAAAGACCTATAGAGAAAGACAAGCCTAAAGGCTATGACTCTAAGTGGGAAAAGACTTTACACGATACAGTGCTACAAGACTGGATACATCATGACGGCACTGTCCCTTACGTTATTGAACACAACTATCATCCCGACTTTACAAAGCGGATAGGGCGTAAGAAGATTATCATTGAAGCCAAAGGCCGGTTCTGGGATTATGCTGAGTTCACCAAGTACATCTGGATACAGAAGGCTTTACCTAGTAATACAGAACTGGTATTCTTATTTGCAAATTCATCAGCGCCTATGCCTCAAGCAAAAAGACGCAAAGACGGTACAAAAAGAAGTCACGGGGAGTGGGCTTCTGACAACGGATTTAGATGGTTCACTGTTGATACACTACCTGAAGAATGGAGAAGTGAGAATGAAACAACACACTAAAAAGAAGGTCAGTATTGATGACGCAACCCCTCAAGAGTGGGACAATGTTAACAGACCTCAGCACTACAACAACGGAGATATAGAATGTATAGACGGAATCCGCGCCATGTTAAGCCAAGAAGAGTTTGTTGGTTATTTACGCGGAAACAGTCTGAAGTATCGTTGGCGTTATCCGTACAAAAACGGAACGGAGGATCTAAGAAAGGCAGCATGGTACGAAGATAAGTTGCTAAAGGTTTTGGAACAGAATGGATAAGAATTATATCGACCGGAAAACGGCTCGTAGGGACAACTACCACAAAAAGCGTAAAGGTAAAGTGACAAAAGATAATAAAAACTTTAAGAGTATTCGGTTAGAAGAATTAAGAAAACAAGAAGCAGATGAGGAGCTGTTAGATGATGGATCAGTATCAACAATACATACACAAAAGTAGATATGCACGTTACATGGATGAAGAGAAACGCCGTGAAGAGTGGGGAGAAACAGTTAATCGCTACCTTGCTTTCTTCGTAGAGCGTAATCAGCTTGGAGACTCAGAAGCCGAAGAGCTATTTGAATCTATTACTAAACAAGAAGTAATGCCGTCTATGCGTTGCATGATGACAGCAGGAGCAGCATTACACCGTGACAACGTAGCAGGATTTAACTGTTCTTACCTTCCTATTGACAGCCCCCGCTCCTTTGACGAGCTAATGTATATATTATTATGTGGCACAGGTGTAGGCTTTAGTGTAGAACGTGACTACGTTAACAGCCTTCCAGAGGTCGCTGACAGCTTCCATGAGACAGACTCTACTGTTGTTGTATCTGACAGTAAAGTAGGCTGGGCAAGCGCCTTCAGAGAGCTTATAAGCCTCCTGTACGCCGGTAAAATACCTAAGTGTGATCTTACTAGGGTACGTCCAGCAGGGGCTAGGCTCAAGACATTTGGAGGCAGAGCCAGCGGTCCACAGCCTTTAGCAGAACTATTTAATTTTACTGTTGATATGTTTAAAGCTGCAACAGGACGTAAGCTAACGTCACTAGAGTGTCATGACTTAGTATGTAAGATTGCAGACATTGTTGTTGTAGGCGGTGTACGTAGATCAGCCCTGATTTCTTTGAGTAATGTTACTGATAATCGTATGGCTAACGCTAAGAATGGTGAGTGGTACTTAGGCAATGGTCAACGAGCCTTAGCAAACAACAGTGCCGTATACTCTGAGAAGCCTGACTTTGATACATACTCTTCTGAAATGAAGCGACTGTATGATTCTAAGTCTGGTGAACGTGGTATCTTCAGCCGTATTGCAGCACAAAAGGTAGCAGCACGTAATGAGCGTAGAGATGCCTCATTTAAGTTTGGCACTAACCCCTGCTCTGAGATTATCCTGCGGCCTTATCAGTTTTGTAATTTGTCTGAGGTTGTTGTACGAGC